CTCTAGTTCCTTTGAGACTTAAAATTGGGCGAACTCCTACTACTTAAAATTCGTTCGCATAAGAAAAAAATAAATAGAATATTATAAAATAAGATATATAAATAAATATTAAAAATATATAAATTAGGTGGTTTTGGTGTAAAAAATCATAGCATTTTGATTATTAACATCGACTAATCCAGTTCCTAACACTGAATGGTCGACTCCGATCGCGGTAAAATTTGGTTGAGGTGCACCACCTCCTACTATAGCTGCAGGTAAATAAATTTGGGGACTATGCACTTGATAACCAGCACGAGCTGTATCATCAGCTGCGGCAAAAATGGAGAGTGATATACCTCCCTTCCTATTCGTACCGTCTGTTCTGAATTGTTGCGGAACAAACAGAACTATAAAACCTAGATTTGTAGTTGGGGTAGTGGCTAACACTCTTGTGAAAGGAGCGCACTTACTCACGTAATCGCCAACAAAGCGATAGGGAGACATATTGGGAACCTCCCCTTCCAAATACAGTAACTAGCAGCATTCTCATTTGTAGCAGTATATGAGGCAATGGCCGCAAAAGAATTAACAGCCAAATTTGGGCACTCTTGTATGACAGTCTGAGCTGACATTTCCGGATCACCCACTCCTAAACGTGTGACACTAAAAATCTCCCTGCCTGACAAACCTATCTGAGCAGAGGCGTTAGAAGTAGGGACAGTACTAGCCCAATTAAAAAATCCGGTAGAACCTCCGGTATTACCTTGTAATTGAAATCCGGGCGGAATATACCAGGCAGTAGCATTCGAGGACCCCTCAACGAGCAACTTGAAACGTGCTCCTCCAGCGTATCCATGAAACATGTGTTGCAACACACGCAAAGTAGAAGCAGCTACATGAAGTTGAGTAGCGCCAATATTAGTTTTGGCTGGTCTAATACCTAACTCTTCCGCTACGTCAATTAAAATCAAACCCCCAGCTGCTGTTAACGTGTCATTATCCAAATTGATCTTATTGGTCAGGTACATCCGCCTAAACATGTCTCTCAAAGACACAATAGGGCGCATGATACCAGTATCAAAAGGTACAGACTTATCAGATGGGGTGAAAGTCACACTCTTCTGCAAACCTACAGGTTCAGGTACTTTAGAATCTTCCACTATCTCACCTTGGGCTTCCAAATTTATAAGAGGCTGCTCCTCTTCTTCAGCGGCTATAGAAGGAGTTTGAACAACACTGTGGGACAAAAACATACGCATCGGATTTGTAGAATAACCATAAAAATTAAAATCATCTCCGGCTGAAATATAAACATTAAAAGAAACATCAGAAACAACTGATCCATTCACCACCAAAGGTTGCGCTAAATAAACATAATACATACCCATCTGAGAGGCCATCAACGTATGATCTAAAGTGTTAGGCAAAACATCAGTAGGCGCAGCATAAGGTAAAACAACTGTCTGCACTTGCCCTCCAGCGGAAAACTCTAAAGTATCTGTCATTAAATTGGGAATAGACTGCAAATTAGGATACTGATTTAAACCATTTTTCCGAAGAGAATAATCCCTAGCTACAAGTAATTTACAATAATGGAAATTAGACATCACAGACTGAATGTGAATCTTAATGCTCCCCTTCCAAAAACGAGTGAGATAATACATAGTTTGAAAAAGATTATCCCACCCTTTTGTGGTAATGACTTCTCCAGCAGTATTCGTATAAATATAGGAATTTTGCTGTGAAACCGGACACATGGGCCTTGCCCAACAAATAGTGCCGGTAGGGTCTGACGCATTAATTCGAAAGGTACCAATTAATTGAGGTTTAGTTATAATCTCTCTCATTAACATTTCATCTCTCTCAGTATCAAACAAATAATCGGAACATATCCGATCATACTCACCATATGGATCCATTTTCTCGAACTGCTTAGGCATATCTACAATATTAGGCATCTGTCTTGCTACAACATGATCCTTAGTCTGAATATTAGGGTAATTATTAGCATCCAAACCAGTATATCGAGTAATCAAAGAACGAGTGACGTCCAATATATCTGAAGCCGTATTCCGGGCGACATTAAAAGTGGTATCTAAAAAACTAGAAGCAGCTCCTTGAACTCCAGAAACGAAACCCTGAGCTACTAAAGTAGGTACAGGTTCGTAAGTTGGGTCTGTATGAGGAATATAAAATTCCATATCCTCATACTCGGCATGAACTGAAAACGATAAAGTGGTAGAAGAACCCGCGGGTCCTTCTAAAGGATTAAGTACAACTGCCAGAACTTGAGCATAATTGCCAAATGAGAAATTGGGTTGAATAGTTAATTGATCCAAATCACACTTACCTAATTTAGTATTAAAGTAAAACGGCACCTCTAAACTAACCGCAGTCGACTCATTAGCAAAAGCAAACACATGAGGACCAGCCATCAACGAATTGACATCGGCATTCGGAATAGGAGTCGGGGCTCCAGCAATTCGAAATCCAACCGGTTGAGCTGCAAACAAAACACACCCTTGATGCATGGGTGTTCCAGCAATCTGAATGGTTAAACGAATTTTACATCGATACAAAACTGAAGCAAAGAATGGCAACTTGGCCAACGTACTCAAAAAGAGAGAGCTTGGGACATTAAATCCATTTACAAAATCACCTCCAAACGTCTGAAAAAGTTCTGTTCCTTTAATTTGAGAAGTAGCCCAAGGAACAGTTGATATATAATAGGGCTTGTTTAAAATACGCGTATAATCCATGGCTAGTTCTTGAGGAACACAAGCTAGCTTAGGAAATTTAGCGTACATACGCTCAGGTTCAATAGCTGAACGCGCTTTAATTGAGGAGAAATATTTATTCACTGTCTCCTTCATTCCAGTGTCTTCGTTATAATTATAAGTATTATTTGCTGTGGCATTATTTTATAGATAGGGATACAAACCACAATAAGTATCAATAACCCATCTCCTTAAATTATAAAATATTGATAAGTCAGTCGCTCTTTTCCATTTAAGGTTCGGAAAAGATTATAACGCAATATATAACTTAAAAATACAAATTTGGTTCCCCAAAACTGACTGGGACTGAAACATTTTCATCTGCATAAACAGATTTCATATATCCCATAGACAGCCTGTTATAAGGTACCTTAAACTTATCCAACCTTTGATAAAAATCGGACAATAAAAACTCTCTATCACTATGTAGATAAAACTCTCGCTGTGCTGCGTGAATCTTATCTTGTAAAACACTTAACTGGTCTTTTCCAGCCATGTAATACGAGAGAGTGTTTTGAATCACTCGCAACTCTAACGGACAAACCACCTTCTTCAATAAATTATGGTAAACAAAAGATCGTTTTAAAAAAGTAACTTCGGAAATATCTTGGAATGGAACAACAATTGGTTTCTTAACTGAATCGGTAAAACCCATATTAACACTTTCAAAAAATTCTTTCATAGTAATGGCATTCAAAGTATCGTGATGTTTTCTCACCACATTTAATTTATCATCCCCGTAAACAAAATCATCTACAGATTTCCAAAAATCAACTATGGTCGGATTTTGCACATTACGGAAATACCAAATAGCAGTGTACAGTTTATTAATAATACTATTCATAATAGCGGTTAAATAACTCCCAGAAGGCATAGAATGTGTTGTTAAAAAAGTATCTTTTCCTATAACGACAAGTGAATTAGTCAATGTGCCTACTAAAGCCCACAACAAATTCTTATTATCACTCGTGCTTTTATCAACCAAAAATTCGGCAAGTAACTGCTGAAGTTCGGCATTCATACTTCCATCCCAATTCTTAATATCCCCAGCAAAGACCTTGCCGGTACACAAACTTTGATAAATGCTAGGCCACTCTTTTATCGGGTTGCAACCTACCATAATTTTATTAAACCCCCTATTTTGCATAATATGCTCAACCAATCTACCAAAATACTTTTTAACTAAAAACTGCTGAGACAAAGTACCAATTCGAAAACTACGAGGTACCCCTTCTTTTTCCTCATTACGCAATTCGTCTTTCAAACACTCCTGCCAAACCAGGTGCTGCCAATCCACGCTACCTTGAGTCGCTTTACTCTCTATCTCCTTCAAAATTTCTTCAAAATGAGGAGTAGGAACACCCTGGTCAAAGTCGATATACTTAGATTTATCTTTATCAAGCCCAAACCCATTTGAGGAATCCTTATTTAAACCCGCTAGTAGCGGAGTTCCCACTACAACTTCTTTTGAATTCAAAACCCCAAAATCATCTATAAA